CCATTCCCACGGAGCCACCGGGTAGCGATGAAGCACACGGATGCTCTGTGCCGAAGGGTGCGGGACCAGGTAGCCCCCGGCAGCACCGGCGATGGCGGCCAGTGCCTCGATCCAAGTTCCCTGTTGCGAGAACACTCCGGCCGGAACGTTCCAGTCCGTCAGTCCCCAATCCACCGCCCAGCCCAGCGGGATGCCGTTGACCGCCAGCACGTCGTCCATCAACTGCCGCGCGGTACGAGCCTCAGGGTTGGAGAAGGTCATCACAGGGGCATAGGGGGCGGCCAGCACGGCATTTCGGCCTCGGCCGGAGATGCGGATGCTGGCGTCGCCAAAGCTGCGCTCGCGGCTGATGTTCTCAGCGAGCACTCGGAAGGTGGTGCCGTTGATGGTGGCCACGAGCTCGACCGGCCCGGATGCGTTGCCCGCAACCAGTGCCTCGGCCTTCGCGGGCAGCACCGCATCGAAGCCCCACGCCCAAGACGAGGCATCGAGCGACAGCGAGAGGTTGAACACCGGTACCGGCGCGCCATCGGACGCCCGGTACAGGGTCACGTTGTTGATCACGAAATAGACCCTCCGAACAGGAACGACCACCGGCTCCCCATCGGGCGGCGGCGGGGTGATGTGGTTTTCACAAAGGAACAGTAAGTGCCCATCTGTCGCGGCCAGCGCGGCAAACAACAGGTGCGGGCTCGGCGTGTAGCAAGGCTGCGGAATGGGTGGCTCGGGCACCACCCACCGGCTGATGCCCGGTGGCGGCGGCACCGCCTCCTGATACCTTCCGCGCCAGCCCTTCAGTTGCGGCCGTGCAGTCTGAAAATCGCTCCCCTGGCCGCGCACCACCAACACAGCGCTTTGCCACCGGGACACTCTCCCCGCGCGCTTGGTGCGGTCACCGTCCTGATGCCGGAACCGCGTGGCATTCCTCAGAGGGCCTGCGTTCTGGAACAGACCGCGTCGGGCCGCTTCAAACCGCATGGCGTCCTGGTGCGCAAACCACGTCGAATCCTGCAGTCGGGTCGCATCCTGGTGGCGAGCGCTTCGTTGCTCGGGCGCTGCCGCCAACACCGGCGGCAACCTGTGTTCGATGCCTTGAGGAACACTCAAGGTGCGTCGCCAGAACGCGGCCCAGCCTGCGGGTGTAGTGCCAGCGTCCTGCTGGCCCTGCGTGGCACCGTCCTCGGTCTGTCTCGCCAATTGCCAAGGGTGAGCGGTCTGGCCCACCGTCGGTCGCTGCGTGCGCGAGTAGTACCTGACCTCGCCGGAGAACACGACACCGGGAAGACTTGCGCCCGCCACGTCCAAGGGCACGCTCGGGCGCAGCACCAGGGTGCTGACTGTCAGTGCAGGCAGCTCGGCCAGCAGTTCGGCCCGCGCGGGCGGAATGAACTTGATTGAGACGACCGGAAGCGGCAGGCTGGCCAGCACCACCAGGTCGTCGCGCGGTGCGACGAAGCCCGCTCCAAACACCAAGTCGGCGTCGGTGGCAGCGGGCTGATCGAACAGCAGGTTGACCAGAGGTGGGCCGAACGCGATGCTGACTTTGGGTAACGGCAGCGTGGCGGCCAGCGTCAGTTCGCTGGATGCACTCGGCACGGGCTACCCCAGGATCGCCGACACCATCCGGGCGTCGCCACCCAGATAGAGATTGGTGCTGGCCAGCTTTACGTCGCCACTGCCATCGGTGCCGCTGCAGTCAAGATCCAGCGCCGTGACTTCGTTGCCATTGACCAGCCGCGCCCACGTAGCAACGCCGGTGCTGGTGATCAAGCCATCCTCCTGCTGCGCCAGAGTCAGGAGCCCACCCGCAATCGTGCCTGCGGGTTTGGTGAGCCTGATCTCGACCAGCATCGCGCTCGTCGGCGTCGTCGCCGGTGTAGCGGGTCGCGTGCCGCCGTAGATGCGCAGTCGCGCCGGGTTACTGCCCGCATCCAGGAACGCCAGGGTGCCCGCCAGCCGTGCCTCGTTGTGTTCGACAGTGATGGCAACGGTCACGGCATCATCTCCGGATGAAGGTTGTCCGCGATCACGGCGCGGTACATCTGCTTGTGGTCGTAGCTGACCACGGTGTACCTCTGGGCCGGGTCGATCAACTCGAACCGGTACGCGCCCGTGGTGTCGCTCCAGGTCTCGGCCACCAGGACGCGGGTGTTCTCGCTGATCAGTTGCACCCGCCGCACCAGGGGCTGGTCGGGCTGACCCTTCTCCTTCACGGTTCCGACGATCACCCCGTGGCCGCTGAAATGGATGTCCTTGCGGCCGTTCGGGATGGCGCGGAAGTGCCAGTCGTAGCCGCCGCCCCGGTTCCACAACACGGACGAGGGGCTGTTCAGCCGCATCAGGTCGCAATCGGCATTGACGCCGATGTTGGCGGCGGGATCGGGCAGCACCGAAGTCGGTCCACCGGACAGCGGCAGCAGGTCATCGGCAGCGTTCACGCCGACGGTTGCGGGAAACGCGGGCAGACCTGACGGCGTGTCACCCGCGATGGCGTGGACGCGCGCCGTGGCCCCATACAGGAACACGCCCGGGATCAGCTTGCCCCGGTACGCTGCATCCCCGACTTGGAACATCAGCACTCCGCCGGCCTTGAACTGGATCAGACGTGCCCAGGGCACGCCATTGGTGTCGAAGGCTCCGACGATGACCTCGCAACGCAGCGTCAGCCGCTGGCCGACGTTGAAGGTCGGGGCCACGTCGGCGACGCCCGCGACCGGTTTCGCTCCATCGTTGACGCCGCCCGTCACTGCCACGCCGTCCCCGAAGCCGCTGTTCCAGCGTGTCACGACCCAGGCACCGTCCAGATGCGCGAACCGGTAGCCCTCGGAACCGTTGCCGGTGGTCATCCACAGGCCGATGTGCTTGCGGGCGCTTGGGTCGGTCAGCAACTCGATGTCCGCCTCAAACCAGAAGTCGCCGTGGGCGGTTTCGTTGAAGCGCAGGATGGACTGGCTGTTCGGGGCCGAGATGTCGATGGATTGCTGGGCGCTGTTGTGTGTCGCGGCCATTCCGCCCAGCACGGCGGTGTAGCCGGGCGCGGGAGCCGTGGCGAAGGACTCGCTCAGCGGGTAGCTCATGGCTTACCTCCACGGGCCGGTGATGTCGAACGCGATCTGCGCGCCTTCGGTTTCAGAGCTGTACTGCGTCCTGACCAGCAAGAAGCGCTTGCCCGCCTGACCGACCACGTTGTCTACGATGGTCTGATCGCTGTAGGGTCGGTCTTGGGGCATCCACAGCATCCCGGGCAAGATGCCTCGCATATGCCCGTCCTCCTGCCGCACGTAGGTGGGCAGCAGCCACAAGCTGTAGTCAGCGCCATTCGGGAACGGTGTCGGGCCCCGGCCGCAAATCTGCTGACCGTTGTTGGTGTTCAGGGACGTCAGGCCGAAGCGAACCGGGTTGCCGAGCTGGGTGTGATTGCGCAGCAGCACCTTGCCCGTGAAGTCCAGCGAAGACACCAGACCGTAGCCGTTGTACTGCCCCGGGTAGCTTGAGTAGCCGCTGCTGCTGTTGCTCCAGTAGATATCTTCGGCGGCAAGGATCGTGGCGTAGCTGTCCCCTGGTTTGAAGCTGATGAGGTCGCCAAAGCAGTAGCAGTTGCGGCCATACCAGCCATAGCCCGCTGCGTTGGTGCAGAACAGAAAGAACAACCGGTCGTCACCGATCAGCACCCAATTGCGACCACCGGCACCGCCGTCGCCAGAGTTGTCGTACCCAGGACTGCGCGCGTGGTACCACTTGTACCAACCCCACTGGCCTGCTTGAACTTGCTTCCAGTTTTGCGTTGGGTTGTTCGGGTCATAGGGGGCCTGCGCGCCGACGATGGTGTCGATGTCCGACAGGTCTTCCACAATGCCGACGTTCGCCCACTTGGCCCAGCCGGTGGTGTAGCCCGGCGTCTTGAGACTGTCGTCGATCAGCAGGATGTTCTGTGGCGACTGCGGGTTCTTGCTGCGGTAGGCGGCCTTGCTCGTCCCCGCAAAAGGCTTCTCCCATCCGAGGGGCGCTACCTTGGCGCTCAGATTCGTGGTCGTCGTCGCGGGCGACACTGGCGTGCCCGTCACCGCATAGGTGAACGTGGTCATGGTCGTCGTCAGCACGCGGAACGATCCGTTGTACTCGGGCTGCTCGGCTCCGGCGACCAACACCACCTGATGTGGCTGGTACGCGTGGCCCGCCGTGATGGTGGCGGTGGCCACGCCATCGGCGAAGGTCAAGGTGTCGATGGCCTTCAGGGCGAAACCGTTGACGAGGCAGGCATCGAGCATCGTCACCAGATCGCCCCAGTTGTTGGAGATCTGTGGCGCGCCGGTCATGCCGCTGTTGAAGTATTTGACGGTCAGGTCGGTCATTTCATTGGTTCCTGTCTACGAAATCAGGGGGTGTCCACGTCGCCGCGAATCAGCAACGTGAAGTTGTCGTCGGGCACGGACTCCGGCCCCTGCTGGACGGTGCGCACCACCCAGACCGGGAACTGCGCGCCGATGGTGTTGAAGCGCAGCACGTTGCCGGTGGCCCAGCCATTGCCCCAGCCGAGCGCGGGCAGATGGAAGTACGGCACGCCGGTCGCCGGGTTGTTGGGCGCGCAATCCGCACTGGTGTTGCCTGTGGCGATCACGCCGACGTTCTCGCCGATGACTTCGAACGAGGTGCTGTTGGTCAGGCGCACGATCCAACGCTCGGTCAGTGCCCCCCGGTTCGTGACGCGGATCGGGTACTGCGTGTTGTTGAAGGTCGCTGTTGCGGAACTGCCCGACAAGGCATCCGACCACGTACCGTTCCACGTCGACTGGTCGAACACCAGATTCACGCGGGCAAACAGGTCACCGGCCACCAGGGCGCTGGAGACGTGACTCCCCAGCGGATATTCGTGTGTCAGGGCGCGCGTGAAACTGATCTCGCCACTGATCTGCACATCCCGCACCACGGCCATGTCCTCGATGCGGTGCTCGATGGTCACGGGCTGGCTGTAGCCCGACACGTTGATGAAGGTGACGGTGCCCGCTTCCAGATCGGTGGAGTACCCGGTGTTGATCACCGCCGCGTCGTGGCCAACGACACGCACGCGCGACAGGCGCACCCGCGCGCAGTTGATGGTCTGGCCGTTGCTGACCGAGGTTGTGATCTTGCCGGTGTGACCCACCACGGCGAAGCCGCCCGGGCGAAAGATCGGCACGCGCCCATCGCTGGGCAGGCGCACCGGATCGATGCCAAGCAGATCAGCGTCCAGCGGCAGATAGCTGTAGGCGACCGCGCTGTAGCGCACGCTGGATGCAGCCACCGGCTCGGGCCGGAAGATCTTTCCGTCAGTGCCCACCCGGTCGGCGGCGTACCAAGGCTGGCTCTCGTTCCCGGCCGCCGTGACCATCGTTCCGAAGCGCACGCGCACCAGACCGGTTTCGTAGTCGACGCTGCCGCCGATGCCGGTTGCCTCGATCTTGCCGTCAATCCCGGCCGTCACGCTTTGCGTGCCACCAACCGCGCGGGCGTACTGGATCGACAGCGACCCCGGACGCAGCGGGGCCGCGCCGGTGCGGAATACGTACTCGCTGGAGATGTTCTCGCCGACCGTGGTCACGCAACTGGCGCGTTGAATCGCGTTGTTCGTGCCCGCCGTCCAGGACGTCAGCGCCACGTCCCCGGACAGGTAGTTGATCGTGCCGCGCGTGACCCAGCCACTGGTGGTGAACTCGCGCAGCGTGCCCTGTCCGTTGTCGCCCCACGGCTGCGCGCCACTGATGGAGAGAAGCACCGTGCCAGTCACCACCTGGGCATTCACCCCCGGCACCAGCTTGAAGGCCGGGAGGAACTGAAACGTCTCGGTCTGGTTGCTAGTCGAGCCCGCGCTGTTGTAGCGCAGCTTGACGTAGCCGGACTCGTCGTTGGGGTACAGCGACGGCGCATCCACGTAGGCGATGCCGCCGTAGTTCAATCGCCACCGACCCGTACCGTTGATCGCCGCAGCCGTGTAGACCGGACGCGGGATGCGGATCGAGACATCCGGGTTGAAGGTCACCTGACCGGTCGCGTAGTTGACGGAGCCGACCGATGCGCCGTTCAGAATCACGTTGCCATTGCCATCGTCGCGGGCGATCTGGATGGGGTCGCGCCAGATCGAGACGCCAATGCCCATCTCCTGCAACTGAGCGAACGTGTACGCACCGAGCACCGCCTCGTCGGTGAAGGTGTTCCATTCAACTTCTAGGGAGCCCGGCTCGATGGCCCCAAGAGTCGCGGTAACCGGCAGCAACCCTGCACCATTGCGTGAGGGATGTGCGAAGGAATCCAGCTGCTTGGGGCCCGCCACGTAGGTGACGGTGAGCTCCGTGCCCACCGATGGCAACACGTTCGGCGCGAAGTCCACGCGGTTCTGCGCCACGCTGAGACTGCCAGTGGCGGCACCCGACAGCACGCCCGAGGTGGCCGCCGTGGCCGTCTTGGTGCCGCCGTACTCCCAGGACACGGTGAGCGACCCGGGCTGCACCGCCGTCCCTGCGGGCGGACTCAAAACAAGGCTCTGCGTCGCCTTCAGCGTGGTTGAGGGCTGCTGCGTTTCCTGGGTCGGGACGTTCCAGCTCAGGACGAGCGAACTACCCACGTCAGGCAAGGCCCCCAGCGTCACGACGAACGCACCGGTGTTTCTGTTGAACGTACCCGCGCCGTAGCTGGCATCCAGCCCCTTGAGTGAACCATTGCCGCCGTCGGACAGCACGTACCAGCGCCCTTGCGCCATGTAGCTGATCGCCAGCGTGCCAGGCTGCGGAATGGGGTTGACGGTGCCGACGTAGGACTGGCTGCGCGACTCCGGTGTGACCGGGATTTCCGAGCTCTGCGGCGCACGAAGAATCTGTGCGGCGGGCGTGTAGGTGACCGCCTTCGCGTTGGACATCGTCCCGGAATTCAGGGTCAGGATGCCGTTGGCGTAGTCGATGGTGCCAACCGTCCCGCTGGCGGTCTTGAGCAAGCCCGCGTCATCGAAGATCGTGATGCCATCGGTCTGGATGGCCAGTGACCCGGGCAGGCATCCACCGGGCAGGTTGAACTTGATGCTGGTGGTCCAGGCGTGGCTGGCGGTGTAGCTCACCGCGACAGCCCCAGGCACTGGCAATCCAGCGGCCGCGTAGGGAGGGACGAAGGAGATCGGCGTCTCGGTCTGCGCGCTCGGCACCAGCTGCGTGTAGATCGAGGCGCCCCGGATCGTGAAGTCGCCGACCGCAGCGGCTTGGGTCAGTGGCACCACACCGACGTAGGTTCCGGCGTCGGCCACGACCGTGTCACGCACCTTGGTACCGTTGGTGGCGCGCGTGAACGTTCGGGTCGCGGGCGAGCCGGTGAAGTCGTACCTCAAGGCATCGCTGATGTCGACCGTGACGACGTTGGCCTTGTAGTCCTGGTCGCCGTTGTAGGTGAAGGTGCGCTCCACCACAGAAATCGAGGTGGCCCGGATGTACTGCTCCTTTTGCGTGCCCAAACCCTCGTTCTCGATCAAGACCAAGGTCTGCCCGACGTTGGGGATGGTGTCGGTGACGCGCTGGAAAAGCTGAATCACGCGCTGGCCCGCGATGTGGTTCTCGAACAGGTAGCCCGCCCACTCGGGGCCCTTGTTGAGGTAGGCCTCGATGCGCACTTGCGCCTGCTCGCGAGTGTCGAAAGTCTTCTCGGTGCTGAACAGCGTGACGCTGACGCGGGCATCCTGCGGCGGCTCGGCCACGATCACGTTGGCACCGAAGTAGGTGTCGGTGTCGTCAGTCTGCACCGAGACGAAGGACTTGCGCAGATTGACCCTTCCCCCGGCGCGATCCAGCTCGGAGATGTCGGGGAAGATGGCGTTCGAGACACCATCGGCAATGGTGATGCCTGTGGGTGCGCCACCGCCCTCGGGAACGTCCGCCATCACGGCGGACTTCAGCAGTTTCACGTCGCCGGACTGGATCGGCATTTCAGATCTCCAGGAATCGCAGGGTCAGGCGATAGAAGTCGGTGTCAGCGCGGGCCGGAATGCCCAGAACCGGCTCGGACTCGATGGGCGTTTCTGTATGGCGGAAGGCCACGGTGAACGCGCGGCCATCGTTGAGGCTCAAGACGAAGCGGCCTGCGTTGTTGCCGACGGGAATTGCGGACCACGCGCGCAACTGCTCGACCGTGGCACGCGTCACCCAGGCCATATCGGGCGCGCCCACCAGCGTGATGGGGCGACCGGCCTGCCGCGTGGCGGACTGGATCAGCAAGGCTCCGGTGATGAGGTAGGACGTGGCCGCCACAGCGGGCGACCACGCGTGCTCATCGCTCCACAGCAAATCGTCGGGCAGCAGCAAGGCCACCTCATTGGAGAGGTTCTTCAGTTGCATCGGAATGGACTCACACCGCCCGGGTACGAGCAGCGTCAAGAAGTTGCAGAAGGCGCGACTCGTCGCGCGCATCGATGGAGGCGCTGACCTTGCGGTCTCCCGAGGAAAGCTCCACACGCACCGTGCGGCTGGGCCCGGCGTCTGTCGCCAGCACAGGTCGGGTCAGCCGCGTGGCGTTGGGCTGAACCAAGCCGCCTGTGGCGAAACCCTGAACGCCCGCGAGCGCGCGACCGGCCAAGGCCTGCGCCGGGGCGGACAGGTTGTTGATCGCTTCGAAGAAACCAGCGCCATAGCGAGACACCGCATCCTTGTTCACAACGTACTCGCCTGGCGTGAGCATCGCCGGGACGGTGTCGGACTTGGCCATGCCACCGCGTCGGTAGAACTCGCCCTGGTTCTGCTCCATGTAGTCGATCAGATCCCGCTCCAGGTCTTTGCCATAGACCAGCGGCTGCGCCATCGCCTGCCGCCAGTTCTGCTTGATCCGATCCAGGGTCTGGCGCTCATTGCCGGTCAGTACCTTGCGGTCGACGAAGCCCTCCAGCGCGCGTCGGTCCTCTCGCGCCAGCTTGCCCCAGTACTCCATCGTCTTGCGTCGCATGTCCAGGCTGACCGAGGCACCGTAGTTCCACTGCAGCCAGCTGGTGTACTGGTCCAGCCCCTGCAGGCCGAGCTCGATCATCTTTTGAGCCTCGGCAGCCTCGCGGTTCTTCTTCGGGGTACTGAACTGCTCGCCGCCAGCCGGAGATCGACCGTCACCGAACGCTCGAACCGAACCGCCGATGGCGAATCGGGCGACACCATTGGCCAGTCTCGACAACGCGCCGCCGCCGTACTTCTGCACCGCAGCCTTGCGAATCACGAAGGCGCCCGCATCCAAGGTGCGCGGCACCGTGTCGTGATGGCCGGAGCCGGGAACCGAGCCGCCACTCATCCGGGGAAAGGCCGGAGCCACCGCACCACCGTCGGCATATCGGCGCACGCCACCACCGACCAGACCACCGGTGGCATTCGTTTCCACCTTCCTCACGTAGATCGTGTGCGTGCTCGAGGTGTTGGCCCCGTTCAGGCTCATGACCTCGGCGCGGGCCGCATCGGCGTTGGTGCTGACCTGGTGCCGGGATTCGGTCTGGATGCGATCCAGTGCCTTGATCTGACCCTCGACGTTGGTGATCGCGGCCTGCGCCTTCTCGGTCGCCACCTTCAGTTCGAACTGTGAGTTCTGGTCGGCGTAGGTCTTGAGCTTGGCCAGCGCCTCTTTGGCTTTGGACACGTCGGCGTCCACCGGCAGCGTCTTGCCTTCCTTGAGCAGTTGCTCGTACTGCTGCAGCTTCTTCTCGGCCTCCTGCAAGTCAGCCTGAATCTTGAGCAGGTACTCCTTCTCGGCCAGCAACTTGTCCAGATCAGTGATGGCCTTGTCGAAGCGCGTCGTGTTGGCGTCCAGCGTGACCTTCAGGCCGTCTTTCAGCTTGGCCGTGATCTGGTCGATCTGGGTTTCGGTCTGCGTGAGGGTCTGCTGAATCTGCTCGCGCGCAGTCAGCGCAGCCTGTGCAGCCGTCTGGTGCGCCTTGGCTTCGGCATCCAGGGTCTTGTTGAGAATCTCCTCGGACTCGCGGATGCGCTGGATGGCTTGATTGACACCATCCTTGCCCTGTGCGATCTGTGCGTCGGCATCCTTGGTCTTCTGGGCCAGTTCGGCGCGCAACGCGTCTGCTTGGCGCATCAGGGCTTCGGCTTGCGCGTATTCCTGCTTGCGATAGGCATCGCGTGACTGCGATTCGAGCTGGGTGACCTGCGAAACCGCCTGCTCGGACTGCTTGCGGGCGTCTTCGCCGCGCTTGGCTTCGCTGGTTTGCGAGCTGGCCACCTGCGAGGCCAAGTCCATCGCCTTCTGGGCCAGTTGTCGGGCCTGCTCGAACTCGCCGTTGGCAAGCGCCTCGCGGGCCTTCTCCTGGTACTCGGCGATCTGGCGCTTGCGGTCTTCCGTGGCCTCGAAGTCGGTCATGCCCTGGCGACGGATGTCGCGGACACGCTCCTCCGTCGTCATCGAGAGCTGGCGTTTCTCCTCCTCGATGCGTTTGATCTCGGCCAGATGCCGGTTGGCCTCGGTGTTGAGCGCGTCGATGTGCTGTCGGTACTCGGCCAGCGCCTGGGTCATCGTCTGGCGCTTGGTCGCCAGGATTTCGTTCTCGACCCGCTGGACGTTGGCCGCGCGCTCGGCTTCGGTCTGACCGTCACGGCGTGCCGCTTCGATCTTGGCCCGCGACTCGTCGTCGATCAGTTTCAACGCGTCGATAGTCGCCTGCCGCCGCAGCGTGGTCTGCTGGGTCAGCGCATCGGTCAGCAAGGCTGTCGACTTGGTGATCAGCGCGGCTTCGGACTGCTTCGAGACTTCCAGCGCGGATTGCTCCTGCTGGTAGCGTGCCTTCACCGCCTCTATCTGGCGCTGCAGGTTGGCTTCGACGATGGACGTCAGGCCCTTGTAGGCCTCGGCCATCTTGGCAGTGGCGTCGTTGACCGTCTGATTGGCCTTGCCGACGGCCTGCTCGACCTCACCGAGGCGAGACTTCAGCTTCTCCAGGGCACCGTGGACGGCCTCGATGCCACGCCCGACCGCTTCCTGCGTACCCTGGCGCACGGCTTCGAGCCGCTTCGCGATCTCCTCGGCGGCGGTGGCGGCGGTGTTCATCGCGCCCTTGGCGGCGTCCGCGCCCTTGGTTGCGTCGGCGTACATCTGCGCGAAGATCTGGTTCATCTCCGCGAGGCGGGCCTCATGGCGCTTGGTGGCCTGCTCGATGGTGTCCGACGTGAAAACCGCCTTGAATACCTCCCAGCGGTACTGCAATTGCTCGATGCCTTTCATCAGCATCTCGACCATGAAGATGCCCGCCTTGCGGACGATCTCGAACTTCTCCGACAGCCACGTCCCGATCTCCCAGCCGACCAGGAAGGCACCCAGCACGGCGAACGCCGTCTTGAGCACGCCGACGCTGGCCACGGCCGCCGACACCGACAGGTTGGCCGTCGTCCAGGCTGCAGCGGTGGCACTGGCGGCCGTGACTGCCGCCGCACCGGCGGTCTGCCACGCGGTGATGAGCGCCGGGATCAGGCGGTAGATCAGCACCGCAAGCCCGACTTCGGCGATGCGCTTCAACCACTGCATCAACGTGTCGAGGTTGTTGGCGAGAAAGGTCAGCGCCTCAGCCAGCTTCTTGGTCAGACCCGTCGATTCATCGACCCGGTTGATCCACTGCCCGAAGGCATTGCGCAGGCGCTCGAAGGCCTGGCTCACCGTCTGCGGCAGTTGGGAGTACTCGCTGGCCAGCTTGTCCTTCTGGCTCATCAGCGCGTTGACCACCACGTCGGCGGTCAAGCGCCCTTCTTCGGCCAGCTTGCGCAATCGCCCGATGGGCACGTTCAGACCATCGGCCAGGGCCTGCGCCAGACGGGGGCTGTTTTCGACGACGGAGTTGAATTCCTCGCCGCGCAGCACGCCGGAGGCGAGCGCCTGCCCGAACTGCAGCAGGGAGGACTGCGCTTCGGTGGCCGATGCACCCGACAGGCGCAGAGCCTGCGAGATGCTCTCGGTGATCGTCAGCGCGTCCTTCTGCTCGCCACCCAGCATCCGCACGGCCTGCTGGAGCTTGCCGTACAGGGTGGCCGTTTCCTGAATCGGCACGCCGATGCGCTGGGCGATATCGAACAGGGCCGCTTGGGCGGTGGTGAACTCACGCTGACCCGCCGTCGCCAGCTTCAGACGCGCGGACATCATGTTCCAGGCGTCGGCGATCTGGACGATCTCCAGCACCTTGCCAGCAGCCCAGTTGATCGACAAGAAGGCCAGGAGCTGCGTTTTGGCCGTCGCCACCTGATCACCGAACGCCGACATCCCGGCCTTGACCTCGGCCATTCCGGCGGCGGCCTTCGCCCCGGCGGTCTTGGCGGTGGTCGACAGCTCGCCGAGACTGCGTTCGGCGGACGTGATGGCGCGTTTGAGTCCGTCGTCAGCCCCTTCGAGCGCGACGAGGATGGAAATTCGTTTGGCCATGAGTCAGTCCACCGTGCTGATCTGGCGCTCGACCTCGGCCGCCAGACGCGGGATGCGACCCGCAACCAGACGCTCGATATCGATGCGCTTCTTGAGCGTGACCTTGGGCACCAGGACGGCGATGGGCACGTCTGCACCGCGCTTGATGCGCTTGATGCCCTCAGCCTTGCGGTAACGGCGCTTGAAGCCCGCCAGTGGCCGGTCGTGCTCCTTGATGTTCTCGGCCATCAGGACGATGTTCCCTTTTGCGTTCTTGATGAAATAGGCATTGCCGCCGCGCATCAGCTCGGCCACCTGCGCCTTGAATCGCTTGCGACCCACCCGGCCGTTCAGTGGAATCAGCATCCGGCCAGCGATCTGCCCACCGGTCTCGTGCATCCCCGACCACGGAATGCGCGAACCCACGTAAAGCGCAGGCAACCGGTTCGGGTCTTTGGCCAGCACCTTGGCGGTGAAGCCCTTGAGGAAGGACTTCTTGACCACCGCCATCTGACTGGCGACGTGGCTGCGCACGTCCTGCTTGAGTTCGACCGCCTCACTGGCGATGGCGCGTGCGACCGCCTTCTTGACCTTGTCGCGGAACTCGCCGCCCCAGCGGCGCAGTTGCGCCTGGGCGGCGGCGCTATCGATCTGGACGGAAATGCGCACAGCGGTCAGTCACGAAGGTTGGCCTTGTCGGTGAGGCGGTCGAGGGTCTGATCGAGGTGGCGGGCATCGCCGCGCGTGCCAATGGCAATCACCGAAAGCAGCCGTGCATCTCGGGCCGCATCGGTGCGCGCGGTCGCTGCGACGAAACCGCGCACCTGCGCCAAGGTGTAGTCGAGGATGTCGGGCAGGCGGTGGCCGTGCTCGATCAGGTGCTGAACGGCGTCGAACCACCCGCCACCGCCCTTGCCGACTTCACCCCGGGCGGCAGCTTCACTTGGGTGAACAGACCGTCGAGTTTCGGGATCACCGTCCGGGTAAAAAAATCCGCGTTCACCTCGATCACTTTGGCCGCCAGCAGGATCGCTTCGTCGGCGGCCAGCTCATCGACCCACGCGCGAGGCTTGCCGACGGCGATGGCGATGGCCGACAGCAGGTCGTCGCCGCGTTCACCAAACAGCGCCAGCCAATCGATGTCCGTGGTGGTGAGTTGCTGCATCACCGGCGAGATCGCCCGCAAGAAGCCGGGCATTTGCCCGACCTTCAGCGGCTTGATGGCCAACGGCTCACCGTCGATGACCAGTTCGATGCTTTGCGGAATAAGGGTTTCCAGATCACTCATGGCGCACCCCGATCAAAGCTGCACGATGCGGCCGAACTGGCCCAGCACCGCGTCGAAGGGCTTGGTGGTGTCGGCCAGCAGCGAGCCTTCCAGCTCGAACTTGTTGTATTCGTCCGAGATGAAGGAGATTTCCTTCAAGGGGTCGAAAGCTACGCGGTAGAGCTCGACCAGCACCTTGGCATTGCCCTGCGCCGTGTTGATACCTTCGAGCCGCAAAAAGCGCTCGGGCAGCGCCTGCGTGAAGATACCGATCTCGGTGGCCACACCGTAGGCATAGCTGGCCTTGAAAGGCGCGGTGAAGCCAGTGGTATCCAGAAACTGGATAGCACCGAAGTCGGTGTCGGCCGTGTAGTTCGTGCCCAAGACCAGGGTTGCGGGCGTGCCCGCCGAATCCACCACCACCAGGGTCGACACCTTGGGGTGGGCGAGGAAGTAGCGGTCACCAGCTGTCGGCGTGGCACCGCCCACAGGTTCGGCCGTGACGGTGCCCGGCGTGCCGACGACGTGGTTGCCGTAGAGGGCCAGCGCCAGGTTCTCCTTGGTGAATTCCTCGATGGTGAGGTTCACGGTGGCGGACTTCTGCTTGACCATCCGGTGATCCAAGGATCGCTGGCCGGTCTGGCTCTCGTAGTGCTCCAGCACGTCGGTCTTGAGGGAGAGTTTCAGCTCGGCGACGTTGCCGGGCGAGCGAACTTCGATGGGGTGGCCGTCGATGTCGCGCTTGCCGAGGAAGACGCGGCCTTGAAAACTGGCATAGGTGCTCATTGCTTGGGTTCCTTGCGTTGGAGAGGTTTGGGTTCGAGTTCAGAAACGGGGACGATTGGCTCCGGGGTGGCGATACCGTGCGCGATCAGCCAGTCGGCGGAAGTCGCATCGATCTCGACCCGGTCACCGACGCCATACGCCTTGCCTGCGTGGGTGTGCGGGCGCGTCAAAACGAGGTGGGTCATAGGTGTCATCCAAGGGTTGAAAGGTCATTGGCCAGCGTCCGGTACGTGATGCGATAGCGCGCAGGGAGCGCCACGGCCACTGCATCGGCGTCCTCGACTTCCCACTCGCATTCCTGCTCCCGGATGCCGAGCGCCAAGCCACCGAGATTCCCGTCCGCCATCAAGGCGGCGTGGACGGCGGTAAGCAGGCGGTCGGCATCGGCTTCTGGAGATGCCGGTGGAACGGCCCGGGCCAGTGCGACGACGCGAAGAGTGAGTTCGCGCGTGACGCGGTCGTTGGCGCGTTCGGTGATGGACTCCGACTCAGGAAACACCGCCAACGCCGGGCATTGCTCGCGACTGATGGCCACCGTGGGGGAACGGTGCAGCGTGGCCCCAAGCCCTTCGGCTGCAGGCCGGGCAGCCGCCATCACCGCCAGCAGAATCCGCTCGCGGATCGAGTTCATCGGTGCTTCCTACAGACGAGTGAGATCGGCGCGACGCTCGGTCCCGTCGCCGATGGCGCGCACATCACGCACCTGGTAGGTCTGGCCTGCGATGGCAAGGGTGTCCCCGGCATCCAGGTCGGGGAGCTGCGACAGCGGGTAGGTGATCGTGTAGGCCGCCGAACGAACCAACCCGTCGAGCAGGTTTTCGTCAAGGCACAGGAATCCAACCGAAACCGTTCGACCAGCCACCTCGGCACTCACCAGCAGGCCCGCACGCGCCGCCGCCTCATACAGGAGCTCGACGAAGGCCATCGATCAGCTCACAGTCAGCTTGACCAGCACCCCCGGGCGGTGACACATCGGCAGCGGGTTGGACTGCGTATGCAGGTCG